TCGAAGTCGCCCAGACTGTACCGTTGAAATTCAACGGCACACGAAAGATGCCGCCGGGCTGAAGCGTAATGCTGTCAGCTAACCGTCCCTGTTGATCGACCATGTCCACCCGCAAGGGTTCAGCTACAGCCAATCCCTGATCGGCAGGATCTTGTGGGTTTTGAATCAAGGCACCCCCTGACATGAACCCGCTCGAGATTTCTACCGGCGTATTGGCTTGCTGAGTAGCGGCATAGACCGGTGGAAATGGTGAGTATAGTGGATCGGTCATACCTTGGTCACCACTATGTCAGAGAGCTGGGCAAAGAAGAAACTTTCAGGATCTCCAAAGACCAGCAGTCCGGTTGGAGCTGTTGCCACGCCGTTGATCGAGATATCGAAATCCAGATTGGAGATCAACTCGACCATCAGCAATGGCTGAACAGCTGTGACAAAAGCTTCCTCCAACTCGATCAGGCTTATCGGCTGGCCGACGATGATCGAATTGATATAGTCTACGATGGCCGGTTGGACTACCTGAGCAATCGCAACTGGAGCAACAAAGTTGGGAGAGATAGTACTCCACGTAACTGCGATAGTCACCGATTGCTGTGGCGGAATAACGATCGGAAACGAATAGGTGTCTGGGCTGTCTTGGATAGACACTTGCACGTTTCGAGGATTCGGTGTGATGATACCGCCAGAGACCCAAGCCGCCAAGCCCGTAGAATCCCATAAGGCATTGCCGGGTTGGAGCTGCCCAAGCGTTGTCTCGGCACCGGGATCGGAAACCATCGCCGCTTTCAACGTAGAACCGGTCGTCCCAGCGATTGCTGTGAAGGATCCATTGTAGCCCGTCGGAACCATACCAGCAATCACGAACGTAGAGCCGACCGTGACTCCATGTGCAGTCGTTGTTGTGAACGTGACTTGCCCGCCGCCAGTAGCCGCCCAGCTTGCCGCCGTGATGGCGTCGAGCGGGAACGGCTTGCCGAGCGTGAATGTCTTCTCAGACGGCACGTTCATAACCACGAAGTCTCCTTCGTAAGCAGAAGGATTGGTGTCGGCGATATGGATTGCTTGACCCACCGGCAACAAGTGATTCAAGCGCGTAGACACCATAGCAGGGAGAGCTTGCGTAATCCCTGAGATGTCAAGCGTCGAACCGACGATAGTTGAAATGTCGAAGAGCGCCGTGTAGATGGCATAGGCGACTTGATAAGGATCGCCGCCACCGACAATCATCTCCCAGCCTTGCGTCCCTACGACTGGATTCATCAGAGGCAGGATAAGCCGGGTCTGCACGCCGGGAACATTGGCAAGAAGAGTCCGCAAGTAACGGGCCATGCCTTGACTCGCGGCAAGATTGGCTCGCATGACGCGGCCGCGATAATCGGACTCGGTGAGCCCGGCGGTCGATCCTGGGATTCCACCCTGCAAATTGTTCACAGTAACAGTGATGCCTGAAGGGATAGACGTCACCAACTTGTTCACGCTACCAGCCGGGACAGCCCATGTTCCTCCTTGAGTTGCGATAGCAAAAAGCGGCAGACTGAATCCATCTGAACCAATGATGCCGCCATCGTTCAAAGCATATTGGAACAAACCATCGGTGACGATGAAACCTTTACCTAGGACGAACCCGGCTGGACCCTGAAAAGTCACGAAGACGGAAGTAAAGCTGGTGGATCCAACCGGCACTCCCAGCATCTGTCCCAACTCGAGGAGCAGAAAGGCATTGGCCCCGAGAGGAGTCAGCGAATTTACTGTCTCGACGCGGGCGCTATCACATTGCGCAATAGCCAGTGTGTCCGTCGAGGAAATGTCCTCGATGAGAATACCCGGCAGATTGGCGGTATATCCGGGATTGGTAGACGCTACTTGGGTCAGCAGCGAGTTTCGGATTTCTTCGATGTCTCGCGGCTGCAGACCAGCCGTCGTGACGATGGTGGGTAGATCAGCCATTATTGTGGCGCTCCTCTAACAAAGATAGGCGGGTACTTGAACCCTAAATTTGTGATGACCGAAAACCGATAGACCGGTGCGGGCACATTCACATTTTGTAGATTATCCAACAGCGGATCGGGAATCTTCGGCTCTTTGTAGACTATGAGGCTGGCAAAGAAGCTCGAATAGAACCGTTGCGCTTGCAAGATGTAATAGTCAGGCATCACCTGTTGCATGATAGACTGATGGGCAGGCAGCCCATAGTTCCCCCAGAAAGGTGACTCGTTGGTGTTCAATTTCAATGTCTGTGCTAACGCACAGATGTAGACGTCGTCATCGAAACCTTGCGTGGTCGTTTGGACAACCACCCACTTCAACGGACCCTTGGGGTTCCGCTGATCGACTGGGACACGGCCATAGACTCTCATCAGGGCACCGTGAATTGATAACGGACAACGCCGTTGTTGTGGTAGAGTCCACCAAGAGGCACACCTTTCTGCCGGGCGTCAGCATCGCTGGATGCCGGTATCAGATTCAGGATCTGCACAGTATTCTTCGGACCATCGGGCACCGGGCCAATGATTACATCAGCAAAACCGCTCAGATCCTTGATATGAGCACCCGTCGGTCCACTGATGAAATACTTGTCTTGGAAAGTTCGCTCAGTAGCTTTGACGTTGCCGATTGGATGGAAAACCAGCGACGATAGATTCAAAGGCTGGGTCAACGTGGCTGAATTGTCGTAGTAACCCGAGACAGCCCCAAGGTCTACGTCAGCTGGGACACAATATCCCTTGTCACCAGCCTTTAACGGCGGGATACCGTAGAGGTCAGTAGCGACCGGCATTTCCATCTGAGGAAACTGCAAGGGCCACAGAGGGTGTAGGTCCTTCGTCCCATCGTCGGTGCCGGGTTCGATGACCTCGAACTTCACATTCGCGATAGTCCCTGTCGCATCAATCGAGACAATGCTGGCAGGGAATGCTTTTGGCCTGAGCCAGTATTTGTCTTGATACTTTCCCTCGAAGTGCGCATCCATCGACTTTGGAAGTGGATAGATTTGCGCAAGATCTTCATTGGCGTAACGTGCCATGTTCTACTCCTTCTATGGCGCGGTGCCTCCACCGCCAGAAAGTCCAGAAGTACTGAGATTGATTTTGGTGAATACTCCTTCGAAGACAGACACCCATGCGCTCGCATCGGGCTGGCGTAAGCGGCCGTAGTGATCCACTCGTCGGATGAAATACGACGATTGGAATGCAAGTTGATTCCGACTTGGAGCGCCGGTGTAGGCAGACTGGCCCGGCAGAGTGATGAAATTATTGCCGAACGGAGTCTGCGGCAGTTTCACAAAATCGCCTACTCGGATATCGCCTCGCATGACCATCTTGAAACGTATGACTGCAGGTTCGATCCAGCTAGGCTGACCGACGAAGTCCTCGAAATTCAACAGCAGCGGGCTGTTGGGCAGTCGAGACTCCTGATAGGGCTGAGTCATATCCTGGACCAGCACTGCCTTCCCAGCAAAGGACGGTGTTCCCGAAACCGAACCACCGGGTTGAGGAAATTGCACACCTCCGCTTGAACCGTGAAGTTGCGTCGGCTGCTGGATGGACATCTGCACGCCAGCGTATTTATTCCCGGTCAAGGTTGCGATGCCGTTGAATTGTGAACTCTTGGTTCGCTCTTTGATAGCTTGCGCAAACTCCGCAAAGTTGGCGTAAGTAGCTCCTTCATCTTTGAGCGCAACCAAGTCAGGGCTAATGAAGATATTGATCTTGGCGTCTGGCATTGCGGCCGCCAACGTGGTCTGGATCGCATCCTTCAATGGCGAACCTTTGCGCCAGACGAATTGGAAGTTGGCGATTTTCGGACTATCATAAAACAGGAAGGTGATTGTCTTGTCGATGTTCTCCCAATTACCAATGGACTGAAAGATCTTACCCGCAGTCAACACACCGGCTTGCTGGGGCTTGGCAAGCGGCAGGCCCTTCTGCATGCCCGCCTTGACGGTGATGTTCATATCGTTGAGATTGACCGCTTGGCCGACTTCAGCAAGTGAAACACCGTAGATAGTGACAAGGCTGCCGTCCTTTGCGCCCGCTGCATTTCCGTAGGTGTACTGCCGGATTTGCAATCCAATATCAAGTCCACCAGCAAGGATTTGACCTCCAACGAAGTTGGTGTAGGTGGAACCTGTATCGAGAGTCCCACCACCAGTGCCGTTGGTCACCTGTCCGTTAAGTCCTTGGAAAGGTTTGGGAACGACTAGCTTCCCGTTCTTATCGGTAATTCGGATGTCATAATATCTCATGGTCCAATCTCGAAGAGCTGAGTGCTCTGGCGAAACACGAGAGTAGAGACACTGAAGTATCCGGCCGCCAGATTGATGTCGGAGCTAACCTGCCCAAAACTGGTGATTGCTCCGGGATCGGTCGGATACTGAAATATGAAAGTGGTCGGGCTGAGAATGAAACACGACCACAAACCGTTCAACGTTGCAGGCGTGGCACCACTGAGAGTCAAGTAGCAGGTCTGCATATAGTCGAACAGATGCGGGGCGATGGTCTCGACCAAAATACCATTGTCCTGGTGCCATTCGATGTTCTTGATCGGGATCGGATCAGCTGAAGCGGCAAGGGCTCTGGTGCAAAACAGAAACCCGTTGGCATCGGTCATGGTCAAGTACCAGCGATTTCCAAACAAACTCCATGGTACTTGACAAGTGATACCTTGCCCGTCTAGGAGCGCTGAGAAGGAAAAAGCCTGTGTCGGCTGCGGAGAGAATTGAACGTAAGTAGTCATTAAGTCCCCCACGGTCCGGCAATGCCGGGGACAGACCCGAGTGTCTGCGCGGCGGTTTGGCCTGCAGTGGCAGGCACGATACCGGGCAGCAAGGTGGAAACCTGAGACGTCATGTTTTCGAGCCCGAAGACATCGGTGACCGCACCGGCACCAGACTTGATAGCCGAGGTGATCGTATTCAACATTGCGGTCGCATCGTCCTGTGTCAGCAACGGCTTCTCGAAGTCTAGCTGATAGGCATTCTGCACTTGCTTGGTCAACTGGCTCGATGCGTCATGGAAGCCCCGCATGACGCAGTTGGTGTAGACATAGGACGGAGTCAAGATCGTGTAGGTCCCGCCCATGATGTTGTGCTTGTCGAATAGAAACTTTAAGCCAGTCATGATCGCCAGCTTCTCGGTCCAACCCAATTTGTTCTGCATCGGGCAGATCATCATGAGCGAGACTTGGTTTGGATTGACGATCACGGCATTGGCAGCAATGGTCGCATTGGCAAATGGATAGCGGCCAATATCTTGCTGGATCAGAGTAGATCCAGGCAGCACTTGATAGTGCGCAAAGAAACTATCGAGGTTGAGTCCTTGCGAACCTGAGAGCATGCTGAAAGGGAAGTTGGCAGCTTCGGTGACGGCCATGATCGGGATGGCCGCTCCCGGAAAGCTGCCGACGACACCTCCAGTAAGAATGATGGGCGACAGTTCAAAAGCTAGTTTGAAAGCTGACAACCCTGCAGACATACCGGACATAGTTCACCTAGAATTGATTGATGATAATTCCCTGAGGGACGGCAGTGGTGCTGGCGCTCGTGCCGACGCCAGTGCCGGTCTGATTATAGAGTGAAATATCCACTTTGGTCACGCCCGGTTGGCTATTGTAGATCCCGATGCCTTTCTGAACATAGGACTGAACGTTGTCTCCGGCAGTGGGATCTCCCCAGCCTTTGGACACGGCATATGGTTGACCCGATTTCCAAGCGGCCATAGCATCTACGACTGTTCCATATCGCTGCATGTATTCCTTGAATTGTCCGAGCGCCACGGCGTCTTGTGCTCTCGGATCGCCCAAGAATTCATCGGGCGTCATGGAACGGCCGACCCATTTCTGGGTCCATGAAGCAACGTTGTTGCCCATGACTTGATACATGCCATAGGCGCGGTCGCCGCTTGGAGTTCTCTTGCCAAGCGATCCATAACCTTGCGGACCAGCTTCGAGGCAATCAGTGTCTTCAGGATAGC